CTGCACAACAAATGCAAGAGAATTATTAAAATTATTTTTGTTTTACACTAAGGGTAATTTTCTGGGCTGAATGGTTTTGTTTTACACTATGGGTTTTGTTTTCCACTACCACCCCAGAGAAATTTTATTTTCCACCAAGGGGTTGACCTGGTTTTGTTTTCCACTAGGCCTATTTTTCCGCCATGTTTTACACTATGGGGTCGAACCCATTTTGTTTTACACTATGGGGGTATGGGTGGGCCGTGCCCATTCGTGCCCGTTCGGCGTTCGGCATGGCATGGCAACCTTGCAACCTAGAAAGGCAAAGGATGGCATTTTTAGGGCCGTGGTTGAACGATATATTTTTTTGAGTGGTGTTACATAGGCAAAAATTTAAAGGGCTGTAAAGGGCTTAAAATAGGCCAAAATTAGGGCTGTATTTTTTGCAAATTGTAGGCCATGCAGTCTAGACCGTACTCGATCGAATAACCTATTTTAAATAAGTCTTTTTCAAGCTGTAGTACGTTACTATAGTTTTGTTCCTTTGTAATGTAGGCAAATAGTAAAGCCCGCAAATTAGCGGGCCATTGTTCGGGATATTCGAATAGGTCTTCCATTTTATCGGATAGGTAGTAAATTTACGTAAAATGAATAGTTGGGATTTTTAATAAATTTTAGGAAATGATCTTCCAAAGATTCTAGTTTAGGATCATCAAAATTTTCTCTTATTTTTTTTCTTACTATTCGTTCAAAGTTTCTTTGAAAAATGTAAGGGCTATCCCTTCTAATTAAAATTAAACGTTCCCGTATTTTAGTATTACTTTCTTTGATGATATTAATTTTTTCCATTTTCTGTAGTGTTTTAAGGTAAAGAAATAGCCCTATTTCTAGGGCCTTATTTTAGTGAATTAATAAGCCTATTTTGTGGTTTTCAGTTACCCACTTGGTAGCTACGATATCCAAGTAGCTCGAATCCGTGTAGCCTTGTTCCTGCATTTCTTCGCTTGAATAGAAAATTTTTGAATGGCGTTCTGTATCCTTGTTAATTAGTTCGTCCTTTGTTGATCCAAGGGAAAAAATAAGATCCATATTTTCGGGCAATTCAATACCACGGATAAACGAATGGCTCTTTGTGTATGCATAAAAACGGACGGACGGATTCAAACGGGCAATTGTTAGCCATTTTTGGAAATAGGACGGGCTGTAAAAGTCCCCGCTATCGTGAATTCTTACATAGGTCTGTTTATCTTTTTTAACCTTTGCTAGTTCGTCCGTAATTGTTTGAACAAAATTTTCTTCCTTGCTTGCTTGGTATCTTTTTGATAGGGCCCTTTCTACATTTCCAAACCTATACATTCCCCTTTTTGCATAGCATAGCTTAAGGCAAGATCCAGCAAAAGGGCAAGTAATTTTCCCAGTTAGTTTATCATTGCCGGCAGGGATTGAAAAATTAAATATTCGAACGCCGAATTCCTTTGCTGTTTTTTGGAGCTTGGTATTACCATTACCTAATAAATTTTGAGTTTTCATTTTGTGTCGTGTTTTGGGTTGGGTTGATTAAATTAATTTAAGGCCTAGCATGTATCCAAGGAAAAATATAGGCAAAAGGGCAATAATGTAGTAAAGTACTAATCCGATTTTTTTAAGTGCTTTCTTCATGTCTCTAAATATTTAAAGGATTGATACAAAACTAGCGGTGGCAATTAATCCAAAGCCCAAAGCTGGGCTAATTACAAAGGCCATAAATACTACTGAAACAAGGCCTACAAAAGCTAAGGCTAATAAATTTGCGGTTGTGTTTGTGTTTTTCATTTTGTTTGTGTGTTTATGTTGATACAATATTACAAAGTCCCGCAATTAAATGCAAGTAAATTGTAAAATATATTTTATTGAATACTATATTTTTTTTAAACTACCTTTGGTTTGGTTAACCAATTTAAACCGATATTTTTTACAAGTTATTGTAAAGCAATGGAAAAGAAACAAAGAGGCGGACCAAGGCCAAATAGCGGTAGACCACCAAAGATCCAAGAAATTAAGTTGATTGAACAAATGGATGCGCTTTGTGTACCCGATAAAATTTGGGAAGCCTTGTTAATGAAATGCGCGCAAGGTGATACCAACGCTATTAAACTTTGGCTATCCTATCGCTTTGGCTTACCCAAACAGCAAGTGGATATAACTAGCAATGGGGAAAAAATAGCGCCACCAATTCAGTGGATAGGGAAAAATATAGCTATCGAATCCGCAAAGATAGTTGAGGATGATGATATATAACTACTTGAATACCAAGCCTATATACGCTTACCCGCATACACGAATAAGCAAGGGGGTAGGGTATGTTCGTGAGTGTATGGGAACGGATTGGAAAGTGGATTTCCCCAATTAAATAATTTACCCTAGGGGGGGTATGTTTCTGAGTGTACAGGAATGAAACGGAAAATGGAAATCCCCAATTAATTAATTTAGCTATGATTCAACTTTTAGACGATTACAAGCCATTATTCTACGAGCAGCCTGACACGAGGTACTATTTGATTACGGGTGGAAGAGGAAGTGGTAAATCATGGACATTGGCTTTGTTTCTGCTGAACTTGACCTATGAGAAGGGTCATGTGATTCTTTTCACTAGATACACCTTGGTATCTGCGTTTATTTCGATTATTCCTGAGTTCTTGGATAAGATTGAGATTATGGGTAAGATGAATGACTTTGATGTGACTCAGAGTGAGATTATAAATAAGCTAACAGGTTCTAAAATTCTATTCCGTGGAATAAAAACTAGCTCAGGAGTAAACACGGCAAATCTGAAGTCGATTGCTGGTTTGTCGACATGGGTAGTGGATGAGGCTGAGGAATTGACAGACCCTGAGATATTTGATAAGGTGGACTTGAGTATTAGGGCTAAGGATAACTACAACAGGGTGATATTGGTAATGAACCCATCGTACAAGAGTCATTGGATATATAAGGACTTTGTAAAGAATAAAAGAAAGGATACGACTTACATCCACACGACTTACTTGGATAATAAGATAAATCTGTCAGAGTCGTTTGTGCAGGCTGCTGAGAAGACCAAGCGAGAGAATAGGGCGAGATATGACCACTTGTTCATGGGCACTTGGTTGGATGATGCTGAAGGGATGTTGTGGAACAGGGCGATACTAGGTAAGGCGAGGGTTGATGAAGCTCCGAACTTGAAGAGGATTGTGGTTGCCCTTGATCCTGCGGTGACTGCGAACATGAATAGTGATGAGACAGGTATTATTGTGGTTGGAAAGTGTAAGGAAGGGTTTGGGTATGTGTTGGAGGATTTGAGTGGGAAGTATTCTCCGAATCATTGGGCGAAGATTGCGAATGATGCTGCGTTCAGGTGGAATGCGGATTGTATTGTGGCAGAGAAGAACCAGGGTGGAGACATGGTAGAGGCTGTGTTGAAGGCTCAGGGTACTACTACTAGGATTAAGCTAGTTTCTGCTACCAAGGGTAAGTATGTAAGAGCGGAGCCTGTGTATTCGTTGTATGAGAAGGGACAGGTGTACCATGTGGGGTCGTTCCCGTTGTTAGAGAGTCAGATGGTTACCTTCGACCCTGATAAGGGGAAATCACCCGATAGAGTGGATGCGTTGGTATGGGGATTGACTGAGTTGATGGTCAAGAACCGAAGTAATGGGTTCGTGCTGATAAAAGGAAAATTATTTAGGTAAAATTAGTACTTTTACAAAAAAGTGAGATATAGATGAATCTACTGAAAGCGTTTAGAACTAAGGATGCAGGTTTGCCTGTGGCTTTGCAATGGCAGTATATTAAGGGAGTATGGATGCCCTATGATGCAAAGGATGGTATTTACATTGATAAAGCGTATAAGGCTATCCCTGTTGTTCAGTCAGTAGTTTCTAAGATAGTAGAGAAGAGTGCGGATGCTGCTCCGATGTTGTATAAGATTAAGGACAAGCGGTTTGCAGAGAAGTATTACGCTAAGAGAAAGTATCTCAAGAGTAAGGAGAATGCTACTGAGTTGGCGAAGTTGAGGGTGAAAGCGTTTGAGTCTGTTGAGAATCATCCGTTCTTGCAGTTGATGGATATGCCCAACCCGACTAGTACGGGAAGACAGTTGAGAGAAGAAGTTGCAGGATATCTGTTGATTACAGGGAATGCGATTGTTTATGCGAGTGTGCCTGGTGCAGGAGTGAGAGCGAAGCAGCCGATTGAGTTGTGGAGTGTTCCGAGTCCGACTGTGAAGCCTGTAATGTCAGGAGAAAGAACTCAGCCATTGGCAGGATATGCGATTACATATAACTTTGATAATGTTATACCTAATGAGCAGATAGCTCACTTTAAGTACTTCAACCCTGTGTCTGAATGGCAAGGATATGAGAGTACTTTTTGGGGATTGAGTCCGTTGAGGTCTAGTGTTAGCATTATCTCTCAGAAGAGATATGCTGATGTGGCTCAAGGGTCGTTGTTTGCAAATATGGGGCCGAGTGGCTTGATTAGTGGTAATGCACGCCACAGCGATCAGAGTGAGTTGACTGCTGAGCAGGCGGTTGCGATTAACGATTCGTTTAGACAGAACCACATGGGTGCCCACAACGCTGGAGACATTGTTGTGACTCCGAGTGACCTGAAGTGGGTTCAGATAGGCTTGAGTCCTGTGGACATGGGTATCTTGGACTTCAACGCAGACTTGGAGCGACAGATTGCTAACATCTACGGATATCCATCTCAGTTGTTGACTCCGCAGGGAACATTGGCGAATAGTGAGACAGGTGATACTAGAGTTATCACGAACTGCGTATTGCCGTTGTTGAGAAAGATGGATGATGTGTGGACTAAGATGGTTCGTCAATGGTATGGCGATAACAGCTTGGTAGTAATGTCTGATACCGATGTTTATCCTGAATTGGAAGGCGATAAGAAGGAGTTGGTGCATTGGATGCGTCAAGCTATGGTATTCAGCCAAGATGAGATTCGTGAGGCACTAGGATACGGAACGATTGTAGATGAGACTCAGGTTTTGGTTCCTACGAACTATATGCCGTTGGCTGACATGAGAAGTGGAGACTTGGATGTTGATACTGTGCCGAGTGGTAGGAATGTACCGAGAGAAGACGAAGACATCGAAGACGATGATACAGACCAAGATTTTGACTAAGAACTTTGTGGCTGTTGATGGGATAATAACTGTCAAGGCTCAGAGGTTGGGTGAGGAGTATACCTGCTGGTGCAAGGCCGAGGATTATACATTCGAATTCAAGGAAGGAATGAGTACAAAGGATATTATAGAGCAGACTATAAAGCTGCTTTCTGTAATGCCATAACTAAATATAAACACGATGATATCAGAAGAAGAATTCTTGAAGGCAGAGATTGAAACTCTGAACCTTACGATGAACAATGAATTGTTTGTAGGCTTGGCTAAGAGTGTAGCTAACTACTGCAAGAAGTTTGATCCTAGTAGTGTAATTGACTACGGATGTGGCACAGGAGTGTATAGTGAGGTGATGCGTAAGGAAGGATTTAACATCATGGCACTAGATGTATTCAAGAGCCACAGAGATTATTGCAAGGAGCAGTATGCTGATCTAAAGGTGATTGCTAGACCGAAGGCAGCAGAGATGATGTTGTTCATCGAGGTGGCGGAACACATGACTGACCAAGAGATTAAGAATGCGATTGATGTTATAGAGCCTGAAATGATATTGTTTAGCTCTACTCCACATACTACTGCTAACGATGCAGAGTGGGGACATATTAACATCAAGCAGG